AAATAATGTCGTTTAGCATGTTTCAAAAAAGGTTAATTCACCTTCGAACCTGAAGCCCGCAAAAGGTTGCATTAAAAACTGGCTGTCTATTTCTTTGAGGCTGAATCCTTCGTAAATACTTTCGGCTTTTTCGTAAATACTTTCGACCGTAATTCTTCCCGAGGTTAAAAAAGTTTCTCGCGTTAAAACTTTCAATATCTCAGCTTTTACCGCTTCCGAATTTCTTTCTTCGGAGCCCTCGAAAATGGTTTCTAAATTTACCCAAATTATTAACGAATAATTTGTTTTAATTCGCCCGAACTGGTGCGCTTTAAAGTCTACTTCTTGCGGGTCTTCTAGCGTGAAGAACGAAAAATTTTTAAATCGGTCGGTCGGCAAAACTTCCAAGTATTCGCCCGCGCCTAAATGGACCGAAGGAAAATAAAAGTTTCGCCCGTCTTGTTTTCTTACAAGCCTTTGAGCTCGACCGAACGAATAATTTAACCAAGAAAGTTTTGCTTTTAAAATGTCCTGAAGTTGAACTATTATTTTATCGGTAAACTCAGGCGTCGCGGGTTTTGGTACGTTAGGGATATTCATAATGTTTTAAATAATTTTATTAGTTCAGGCAAGATATAGTTTTTCGCCAAGTCCCGCACGTTTTCGTCGGTAAGGCCTAAGATGCCGTCGCCGTAGCCTTCTAAAAGTTTTTTCGTCTTCCCGTCGTCCGCGCGAATTTCGAAGCCCGTAGGGCTAAATTCTATAAAAAAGGAAAAATGAAAATCGCCTTCGTCGCGTAGGGTTACGCGGTTGGTCGGTTGTCCTTTTTCCCTTTTTATTTGAACGGTTACGTCGGAGTAAGGCGCGTAATCTGCTATTTTTTGGCCGTGGCGGTCGATACCTTGCTCGAAAAGTTGGTCTTCCGAGTTCATTTCCTCTACTATTTCGGTATTGTCGCGAATAACTTTTTCGACCTCTTTTAAAAGCAATTTTTCAAAAGTTTTAAGGCTTTTAATCAACTCCTTTAGCCTTTGCATTTTATACAGTTCTGAATTTTATGCCTTTATTATTACACGGGAAACAGACGCGGCTTAAGCTGGTAACATCTAGTTTTAACGCCGCCATGTTTTTGTTAAGTTCATGGACCAAACCGCTTTTTTTATAACTCTGGCTGTCGCCGTCCAGCTCGTAAAGAAGTTCCATTCGGGAAAAGTTTTGCGCGTTCCTATTAACCCTAAAATTTGGATTATAGGCAAATTCGCGCACCATGTCAACCGCAACTTGTAAACCGATCACGTTTTGAAAAGATCGCTTTTGCTGAAGGACTAAGTCCGTTATATCGCATTCTATGGTTATTTGCAGGTTTACCCCATAGTTAGTGGACGGTGTGTAAATGTTTTTTGATACGTCCCAAAGCTTTAGTTCCGCGTTGGCAAAATCGTCATTAAAATCGTTGTTTAAATCTCCCGTGCCGGCTTCATATTGCGTTTGGACCTTAAAAGGGTGCACTTCTAAATACCGACTCCAAATATTATAATTAATAAGTTCGTTTCGGTCGCAGCTATTACAAGGGGCCGCGCTCCAATCCTTTGTTTTGCTTATGGCTTGCACGCCCTCGGCTAAATCGGTTTGTTTATAAACCAAATACCAACTACCGCCCGCGTCTATTTCGTCGCCCAGGTAGGGGATAAAAAGAGGCTCAGTAGGTGTGAACCATTGCGAACCCGCGTTTTTCGTGCGCACAAAGTCGAACGTTTTAACGGGCAGCATTTGGCTCGAATGAAGAAGGAACATTCTAACATTTCCCGTCCCTGTCATTTGTAGGCCTATTTTTTCGATCTTGGTCGTTACGCCCTGCGCGCGAATAGGTACTAATTCAAAGCCGACTAAACTTTCAGTTGATAAAACAACGTCGGACATTCTGCCCGTACCGTTAAAAAGCGCCTTACTTTCTAAGAGGTTTTTAGCGGTTTTCTCTTCCATTTTTTCGGACCAAAAAACGCGCAAAGCTTTTGCGATCGAAGCTTTTGTTTTCTCTTCGAGCCATTCTGAGAACGGTTCGAAGTTTTCCCACTCCGTAGGGTTGGCGCTTGGTTCTTTGTCTTCGCTTGCTTCTTTGGCTCTGTACGTTGAACCGTTCGACGCCGTAACGCGGTCGCCTATGCGATAAACGGTAAGGGTCCCCCACGTTGGGTAGGTTATATTTTTAAAGTCGGGTGCTATCGACTTTATGTTTTCCAGCGTCAAAAGCGGGTGCACTTCTTGGTAAAACTGCCCCGTGCTGCTTACGGTTAGGCTGTCAGCTACTACGAAGTTAGAAACGTCGTAATTTTGGCGCCAACCCCAAAGGTTTAAGAGGCCTGTTTTTATGTCTGCGGGTCTATACATTTTTTAATCTTTTATAAGCAAAAAAGGGGACAAGTGCTTTTAAAACCTTGTCCCCTTTTAGAAATTATATTTTACTATTTACTATGCCTCTTTCAAGATTGCAAATTTCATAATTGGGTTTGCAATTGTGCTCGGGTCGCTGTTATAAGGTGTAACGAATGCAACGTCTACGCTAAATCCGTAGTGCTCCTTTCTGTTACGTGTCATATCTGCGGAAGCCGCGCCTGCGATAGCGTTTGCATCGCCTACACTCTCGTAGTAATAAGTTCCCACAGGAAGGTTTAGCATAGGCAAGGTATCAATGCCCCATTCGGTGCCGTTTGCCATTTCAGTTCCTAAAATTGCTTCGCGTTCGAATCTAGTAAGAACCCCTAAAGACCCACCGGCTACTGCAAAAGCGTTTCCGAAATCTCCAGCCGCATTCGCAATACGGTTCGTAAAGTGAAGCGTTTTATCGCTATACTGAAGAACTTTGTTTTCCGCGTTGTAAAGGCTACTTTCTGCCAATTTACGAATAACACTTTCCACGCCGCCGTTGCCTAATACGTGAATATCTCCGAAATGATCGTTTGCGGCTAACATTACGTCAATGTCTCCCATTATATTCTCGCGAAGGGCCCAAGGAGCCTGAACTTCGTTTCCTGTATTGGAATAAGACAAAAGGTCGGCGAAAACTTGCGTTCTCGCGGCGTTAAGAGAAGCCACGCCTGCGGTATCTAAAGTTGACCCCAACTTATACAAGTACTTTGTGAACTTGGCGTTAAAATCCTCTTGCATGCTAATCTCGTTGTTCATAAACAACGCGGGAACGCTGGTAAAACCCCAAGAATAAGTTGCGAAAGTAATATCGAACATTTGCGACGTATTTTCGTCGTCTGCGATTGTTACACTTCGAGTGTTTCCAATTGTTACGCCGCCGTCGTAGTCGATAACAGGCGTTTGAAGTACTCGGCCTATTGATTTTTCAGCCGCGTCTCTCAAAGCTGGCGTAAGTAGCCCCCCTGCTTGGTTGGACTGGTTCATAAACAAATCAAGCGCGCCGTATCTACTAGGGCGGGTTTCGTTTTTGTCTAAGTTGCTTTTTTCGCGGAGGTTTTGCATCCGCGTGTTAATTATTGACATGCTTTAAAAATTAAAGTTTATAACGTTGTGTGTTTCTTCACGTGTTACTCTTGCACGCAATATTATTCGGGGGCTAATGTACGTCTTTTTCTTGTTTCAGCAAATTTATAAAATTACTTATTATAGATTGAATAATTTTAGTACTATAAACCCCGTTTGCAAGCATTATAATGAAAAGGCCGTAGCTCATGGCAAAAACTAAATCAACGGCAGCAAGAAACCCCGCACCAGCGTAAAATAATACGACTACGACGTTTAGCCCTGTGGTCCAAGATAGCGCGACTTTAGTTAGCCGCCGCGTGTTTTTAGTAAACCCTAAGAGGTACTTAAATATTTCGGTGCATAGGATAGTAGCTACGACAGCCCAAAAAGTAAAGCTTATAAAACTTTCGTCGGTTAAGGTCAAAGTAACGGGACCCCCTGAAGCGGTCCCGTTAAATGGAGTTAAACAAATAAACAAAAGAACAAACTTAAAAATAGTTAAGGCTCTCATATCTTAACGCATTGGTAGTTTAGAAATGTTGTTTTCCTTTCTTAGCTTGCTTTGACCGTCTGCAAAATCTTGAGTCCCTTTTAAAAGGCCTTGGCCTAGTAAGTGCTTTACGATTATTCTATCGGCGTCGATCTGACTTTTTGCGTCGGAAAGGTCCGCGATTGTTATGGGGTTGGGGCCTTTGGGGTTGCCTGTTCCGCCGCCTTTTTGAACTTTAGCGACCTCTAAAACGTCCTTCAGTTGGGCAGAAATAAGCTCTTTCGCTGTGAAAGGTTCTAATCCGTTGGCGCTGTTTTTTGCTATGTCGCCGTTTTTATCGCGGAAGACCATAGTTTTTGAACCGTCTTTTTCTTCGTACCAGTCCGGCTTATAGGTACTTAATACCGTGGCTTTTGCTGAGGTTAAAAGCGTTTTTTGCACGCTGTCAGGGTATGCCGCTTTAAACTTCAGGCCTGCGGTAGCTTTGGAAATCTCCGCCGCTACTTTTATGCCCGTTATCGTATCTTTAAAGCCTGTTTTTTCGGTGTCCCATCCTGTTTTTTCGGTGTCAAACTGAAGCTTTAACGCGTCGAATTTGCTTTCTGCGTCCTTAAGCTTTTGGGCTACGGCTTCGTTTCCTTTGCCGTCTAGGATTTTTTGCTCTAAGCCCGCAATTTTGGACTTCTCTGCGGCTAAGTCTGCCTTTAAGGTAGTCGAACCTTTGGCCGACTCTTTAAAGTCACCTAAGACGCGTTTAAGGAAATCATAAGATTTTTCACCCTCGTTTTTGTCAAGCCCCGAAACCGTTTTAACGTCGGTTTCTAATCGGCCGTGAATTTCGCCCGTTTTCGCACTTATTACGGTGGCTTCGTCATTCGCCGAAAGCGTTGTAATTGCGGCGACTTGCTCCGCAGTTAACGTCGACAAATCCGTGTTTTCTTTTAAAAGTTTTTCAGTAAGCATAATTTTACTCTTGAATTATGTTTTTAGTAAAGGTAATTAAATAAAATATTTTGTCGGGTCCCAAAGTAAAGTATTGGTGTAGCCTAAAATATTATTGTTGTTTAAGTGCTGCGCCCAATCGGCCGCTTTAAACATTTGAACCGTCGGTTTGGATAGACGCTTTCCGTCAACCTGTGAAAATTTAACTCTTTCCAATCTTGCGTGGAAAAGGTGCATTTCTTTTTCTTTGGGTAGATAGTCGTTTGCCGACTCTTCCGTTTGTGGCTCTTCCCTTTGCGCGGCTTCTATTCTTTCCGCTTTCGTTTTGGCTTCCGTTTTGGCCTTGCCTTCCGTTTTGGCCTTGCCTTCAGCTTTTCCCGTGGTGGTGGTGGTGGTGTCCGCGTCTAGGTCGTTTTCGTTGCTTTTCGGGGCTGTCTTCTTAATGGGTCCCATACTCTAACATTTTTTTAGTTATTATATCAATCTTAGTATTAAAATCAAGCTGCGAACCGAATTCTACAATATTTGTGTTTTCGCGTTCGAAGCGGTCGACAAATGTACTAAAATTAATTTTAACTTTTAGCAAGTCTTTGGCTATCAATTCTTTGTCGTGAAGTTTTAAAATTTCGTCAAAGGTATAGTGTCGATAAGGTTCTAACTGCTTTAAAACAAGCATTCTTTGTAACTGGGTCGGGTTGTTCCTGTATTCGGTCGTTAAAATTTGATCGCTGATCGCGTCTAGTTCCGAATCGGAAGCGCCGTTCTTTTTGGCCTGCGCGAATTGTTCGTATAAGTTAGCAACTGAATAAATATAAAATTCGGTCCCCATACTTAAAGAGCTACCTAAAAAATTATCGCCATATCGAAGGGTGCAAATTGTGTCGTCTACAAACTTGCGCGCGGTTTCTAGGTTTGCTTTTAGGTTGTTTAATACGCTGCTCCGGCTCTCAAAATTGGCCGTTACTTGCATTTCGTTAATGCTTTCCTTTTGTTCTACGCTCCCACCAATACCGACCACCGAAGAAAAAATATCTTCGGTTATCCGTTGAACCTCTTCGACGTTGTAATCTAAACTATCGCGGTCAACCGTCGTAATCGTTACGGGTTCGCGCATGTCGGGTTCTTCTTTTGTGGGAACGGGAACTTCTATAAAGGACCCAACGCCCGCGACGCGTTTATCTGAGCAAACAGGGCACGGGTCGATAGTTCCATCGCGAAACACTTTGTAAACGGCGGAGGCGTCGCGTAGATAACCCCCATCGCAATAGTCGCCGGTTTCGTTGTTTTGGAAATCGCAGTCAGCCGCATAAGCCGAGTAGATAGGATAAGGCGCGTAAAGGTCAAGGTGCCGCTTCGAAATGCCGAAAAATAGTAGCCAATCAAGGTTAGCCAAATGGGCAGATAAAGGCGACTTCTTGACCACGGGCGCTTTTTGGTTTAGTTCAGTAGACCAAAAAAATTGTGCAGGGCAGTAGCCGAGTTCGTGCGTTTCGTTTATTAGCTCTTCGATTATTACGTCGTCGTCGTCGTTAAGTTGAAAAACTTTATACGATACGTCGTCGTAAGCGGCTAAACGGTTGCCGCTTTGCTTAAAAAGTATTGCTGTTATCGCGTCGTCTTTGTAGTCAAAGTCTAAAACGTTTTGAATATCTAAGAAATAAAAATAAGGCGCGGGAGCTTGACCGATTTGCTCCGCCGGAAGGTCCACAACTAAAACCGAATTAATCGCGGTTTTCATAGCGTCCCAACCTTTTTTTCTCCAAACTTGCGGCTCTTTTAGTTCTTCTTTTCGGTACTCTTCCCAGTCTTCGCGGTAAGAAGTTTCAGAAAATTTAAAATTGCTCGCGGGGTTCTTCCCGTCGAAAACACGTTCTAATTCGCTAAAAATCGAAGTGGTTAACTTGACGGTAGGAATTGGAAATTTAAAGAGACTAACAAAAATATTAAATTTGTCTTTTGGTATCAAAGTTCTGACCCAGTCCAAAAAATCGGTCAAGGGTTGCGCTATCTCTGAGGGGTCCACGTAGCTCTCAACGTGGAATCTTAGGCGGTTTTCGTGCTTAAATGCTTTCGCTATTATTCCCGCTTTTTGGGGTGCTTTTAGCCGCGCTTTTATTTCCTCTAAGGTTAATTCCATTGATACTATCTAATTTAAAAGCTGAGTCTTCAGGTAATTTCCAACCGCCGTTAGTTGGCATTTTCATTAACCTTTCGGCGTGGGCTAAAGTAAAACTTCGGCGGACATTGCCCGCCTGAAGTTCTACAATTGTTTCTTTTTTAGGCATCGCTAAAATTTAAGGTGCAACTAAATTGAGTGCATTAAAATCAGTAGGGGTCACAACGTAAATTTCGTCGGAGTAATTCGGGGCAAAGCGCCAAGAAATAACGTTCGAGTCTACGCCTTCCAGCCCGCCGAAAACTTTATCGCCTATAAACAAAGAGCTTAAAGGGATGGGTAAAAATTCGGTCGCGCTGGTATTGTCGTCGGCCAAGCCGATTAAGCGCCCGTATTCGTCAATCAAAAAGACGCCTACTTCTTCGCCTTGGTACTTTTTCATTTCTTTTATCGTGTCTTGCGAAGTTTGCAAGATCATGCCGGTAAAAGTTG